GTGCAATAAAAAAGGCTACCGAAGTAGCCTTTACTATTTTGGGTTATAAGGTATAGCTACCCCAGACTTGCAGTTTCTTAGGCTGCTAGTGCAACACGACCGCCTACAGTGTTACCTGTGAAGCTTAGTGCTGCGAAGTCAAATGAATCGTCGTTTGCGATTACTTTTTTTGCGTCTACGGCCGGGAAACCCCAACCCTACGGTTTCTGCCTTACCGTGCTGTCCACTTCTCTACTCTTTGCCCTGTCGAAACCAGAATTCACCCCCACCTAAATATACCTTATACACTTAGGTGGAGGTGGTGGGCCTCGAACCCACGTCCAGAACACTTTTCCTTCCGCTTCATACAGCAATAACTTACATTATATATTTATTCTTCTTCTAAGTCAAGTTCATCTTCTTCCCAAATTGTGCCTTTCTGATCATATTTCTGATAATAGGCTTCGTTTGGTTTGAGTATGCGCCAACTGTTTGGATACTTCAATGCTGCCAAAGTGGCTTCTTCTTTTTTCAGCAGATCGCAAATAATGTAACTGCTGCCACACGAACCTTCTACATTCTTGAATGGCGAATGCTTAAACTCGTTTCCCGCCAAGGCCTTGTGCATGGTGGATCCCCAACCAAATATAATTCGGGTGATACCAAGCTTCTGGTTCCGTAACCGGATCTTATCAAATATAGTGAGAGTAGAAATAGTAGCAGAGTTGTCGCCGTCGATAGTCAGCAAACAGTCTTTGATCTTGATGCTACCTTTGGTGTGCGAGTTGTCTGGTGTTTCCTTGGTAGTCCAAGGTATCTCGCAGGTAACGTGATGAACGTAAAATGATTCCCCATGTGTTTTTAGGACCCACATAGGTATTGATTGGTCCTCTAAGTGTTTTTTGTTAAAATGGAACACTACATCCTTACAAGCATATTCAATCTATTGCATTTTATTTTCCTTTAAAAATGATAGTTTTTTTGTGTCAGGAAACTATCAAACCCCGTGAGCGCAGCCCATCCTGTTTTCGCGTCAGCGGAGCCGGAATATGGTTACAGGTCCGGCAAACTTATTTACACTATACAATCTTTATGCGAATATTTCAAGAGCAGTTCCACACTCTTGGCAAAACTTGCTAGTAGCTTTATTCTGCTTGCCGCAGGTCACGCACTTTGGTTTATGCTTGACTGTGATTGGTTCAGGCATAGTGCCACCAAACAGTTTGAACACCATGCTATGTTTAGTAGATTCCAAAAGACCAACATGAGTAGTTTGGAAACTCTGTGTGCTCTTCGAACCAGGAACAGTGATACCTACATCGTTGGTAGCGGCATAGTTGACCGCAGAGCAAGTTACTGATCCAGCTGGTGCTGCCCAATCTGCTGTAGAGTTTCGTAGTATTCCGCCTTGTGGATAAATGGTAGATCCGCTGGCTGAGATCCAGGGTGTATTGTAGATCGGACGAGGTTGTTCAAATTGGAATTCAATACGAACTAATCCATCTTCTAGTTTAATGCCACGGTGTTTTTCTACTGCACCTGTGCGTTCGATGAACTTAAACCTGTTGCCTTCTGTGAGATTACCGTTCTTTACAGAACGTTCTAGATCAATTTCTTGTCCGGCGTTGAGAACGATTCCTCCCGGAACCATATCATCACCGTCAATGAATACATTGACTACTGCTCGTTGTGTGTTGAGATTTTTTAGTAAGATTGTATATTCACTGCCGAATGGTATGTGAACTGTGTCCTTGAACTCTCTTAGGACTTTGCCGTTGACTTTGATTGCCGCGGCGAGCTTTGATTGATACATCATGTTTTCTCCTTTTACGGTCTACACTCTAAAGACCTATCATTTAAAGAGTGTTGGGTGTGGGACCTTCCCACGCATCTATTTATAGATACTGTTCTATAAACGGATCTTCGTTTGGGAAATAATGCACATCATACATTATTCCGCCAACATTATATTCAGCACACCAGCTATGTTGATTGTTAGTCTCTCTAACCGGTTCTGTCATTTGCAGCATTAACCAAACTTGATCGTGTTCAGCGCCTTCTAGCCTGCGTCTAGGAGGTCCCATGATCTTAAGAACAAATGCTTCTGCTTCTTCTTTGGTTTCAAACTGCATGTAAATCCTTTGGTGCGCTCGACGGGAATCGAACCCGCCAACCAGAGATTTAGAGTCTCCTAACCGACCGCCAGTAACCGAGCGCATTAAACGTATTTAAACATCTTTTTTTGTAGCTGTCAATAGTTTAGAATGCAAAATCATGTTTTCAGTTATTAATTTGGTAATCACAGCCAATAGTATTAGACGATCACCGTCACCGATTACTTCTTTGTCAAATTGTTCTAATATACTGGTTCCGATCATTTTCATTGCTTGCTCTTGTCCTTCTTTGAACACACCCCAATCGATAGGGTCGCCCTCTTCGTGGGCGAATGCAATGTCCATTAACTCGTCTAGGGTTATTTTAGCCATCCGATTTTTTTACCTTCTGTTTTTCTACGATCATGTTCTTCAACGCTGTTAGGATAACGGCAAGCCCAAACAGCCACAAGGGCCATAAAGATAGCAGTTGAGATAATTCCAATTGGTTTAACTCCTCCAGTATACATTAACACAAGACTTAGACTCATCATAAAAAACATCAGATAGCGCATCTTTTGTGGGAACACACGCTTTTCATTCCAGTTGGTTAGGAATGGTCCGAAGATCTTATGATTGTAAATCCAGCGATGCATACGTTCGCTGCCTTTTGAGAAACAGTATGCAGCAAACACCACAAACGGGCTGTATGGTATGCCTGGAGTTACTACTCCGATGTAGGCCATGCCTAAACTTAAAAATCCTAAAATGTTCCAAAATAATTTTTTCATGTTATTTGTCCGCTAAATCAACAAGTCCTTGAGCATAGGTCTTATCGTTGAGGAAAGTAAGAACCTGTTTCCTATTTCCTGCTTTGTTAAAACTAATATGTATCCACGGTAAGCCAGTTCCTGTGGTCTTATATTCTAATAATAATTGATCGTAAGGAACTAAATCTTTGATTACCTGTGCTATCTTAAAATATTCTGATTTCGTAACACCTCTGAACTGTATGTCTGCGGCCATGCCTTTTGGATGTTGACTGTTTGGATTGCCGCTGGGTTTCCTCCAGGTATTAGTGATAAATGCGTTCGAATATTTGTTATATATTGGTTCTAGGCAGTTGATGCATAGTAATTTTAAATTACAAACTATCTCTTCTCTAGATAAACTACCACCCGGCGGTTCTAAAGGATTATCAAAAGCCACATTCGGTTTTCGTGTTAGTTTACCTACAGTAAATCGTGGACTTAATTGTATTTTTTCTATTTTATCTAACGTAGCTGCCGCAGTTACTTCTGCTTCAACACCGCCACAATCCGCTGTTGGAGTTCCGGTGAATTTGCTAGGTTCTGTATTTTTATTACCTGTTGGTGCTGGATCCGGAACTGCCTTTTCTCTATCGGATCTAGGAACAGATGCGAAAGCAGTGGCGCCCGAACCTGGATCGTGAACGTCTTCTTCGTCGGCCTCAACTACTAATCTAATACTCGGGATATCTTGGTCAATATCGTCGCCAACAAACACATCTCCGCTTCCACCGATACGAACAGCACCGTCCGAATCCGGATTATCTGTATAGTTGATAGGCTTTCCGTGCGCCGAGACTGTGCCGCTACCGGACGATGTTGTAGTTGTAGATCTGGGATATCTAACTAAACTTGTATCAACGCTGGCTAATCTACCGTTGGCAAACACTGTAGAGTTTCCATCTGCATTTGAGATGTTACCTCCTCTATTATTTGCATCGCCAATGCGTTGTATCGGCTTAGTCATGTTAGGCCAATGCTATACCTGTAGTTGACTGAATAAATTGATCAGCAAACCCTTTATCAGTAGCTTCGCATACAGTCACCGTTGTCTTTGACAGTTTAATATCTTTTTCTGGGCTCACTGTAAACAGATACGGCATTAGCCCCGGACCTTTTTGTCCCATGCCGATAACCATTGGTCTATTTAATTTATAATATGTTGCAGTTTCTTCAGCTAATTTCGCAACTATCTCTTCGCCGCTAGTTAGTTTAAGTGTGACAACTTCACCTACTGATACACCTTTATCAATTAACATTTCTTTCCTCTTCAAAATACTTTTTAAGTTCTGTAAAGCCGCCGATCAATTTACCATCTAAAAATATCTGCGGCACTGTTCTTGCTGTTGGAACTGCTTCCAATAGATCTTCTTTGGTAAATCCGTCACCGACTTTCTTTTCTTCAAATTGAATTCCTTTTTGAGTCAAGAGTGCTTTTGCTTGATCGCAAAAAGGGCAATGATACTTACTCCAAACAATAGCTTTCATTTTATTCCTTTTTAACCTGTGAATACGACAGCGCCGTTTTTATCTGTAACCCTAACCATCAGCATACCTTTGTTTTTGTAACTCAATGCTGCTGCCATGGCAGATTCTTCATTACCATAGTGTCCAATGGTAGTCCAAGATTCGTAGGGCGAGTGTCGTTTGAATTGTGCTTTAAACATAATCTTTATTATATAGCCGGTAACTCGTCATAGTCAAGATTATCACTCATCACACCAATAACGTAATTGGTAGATTCATTTTCTTGAAGTGCAGTTTGTTTTTTATGTGTATCGCTGTGCTTGTTGAACCAAGGAATCGGAGTCGTTTTTGGAGCAGGATGTCCGTATTTAATTCCGATGTCTTTTAGAGCAGTAGCGGCTGTATAGTCTACAAAATCTTTTAAAATATTTGAATTCAGACCAATCACTGTTCCTTTCTTGAACAGATAGTCAGCCCATTCTTTTTCTTCACGGATCACATCCATATACATTTGATATACTTCTGCTTCACATTCTTCTTTGGCTTTGGTGAATCTAGGATCTTCCTTTACCACTTGATTAATAATCCAAGCAGTCCAACCTTTGTGTAGAAGTTCGTCTTGTAAAATCAAGCTAATGATGTTGCCGTTGCCAATAAAAATCTTGTTCTCTACCATTGCTAAGGATGTAGCGAACGATACCATGAAGCGGAATGCTTCTAGACCATAACTGGCATTTAGTGCTAACCAGATAGCTTTGATATGCTCTTGTTCAGCAAACTTCTCACCTAGTTCTTTACGACAATTAATCATATGTAATCGTTCATATTGAATACCGATACTAGATGCCATTTCTACGATTTCTTTAGTCTCGTGAATTGTATTGAATACTTCTTTAGGCACGTTGTAGATGTTACGAATGATGTGACTGTATGAACGACTATGAATGTTTGTTTCAAAGAATGTCCAGTTATTAACTAGTGCTTCAAGTTCAGGAAGGCTTACCACAGGCATGAATACCTGTGCAGGAGCTCGTCCTTGTAAACTGTCTAATGCTGTTTGACGCAAAAGATTACTGGTAAAGATATGCTTAACTGCATCGCTGGCATCTTTAAAATCTTGTGCATCTTTGGTCAGACTGATTTCTTCCGGAACCCAAAAGAAACCACGTGCTGTTGTTTCGAAACTGGCTAACTTGTTATATTTTACTTCTTCGAATCGTTGAATAGTTACAGGACCGGCTGGGTCCAAAAACATTTTTCGACTTAGATAATCTGTGCTGTGTTTTAAATTGTATTGTGCTAAACTCATAATTTACATGCCTCGCAATCTTCTTCTATACTTGTTTCAATTTCTCTCTCATGGAATCCGTTGTAATGAACTTCGGGGGTAGCTTCTTCGTGTTTGGCTCCTGCTTTATTAATCAAGCTGTAATAGAAAGTTTTGATACCCCACATCTGAGCCTGCATCAAATTCTTAGCGATCAATGTAGTTGGAACTTTCCTTGAAGGGAAATGTGCAGGATTGTAAAAAGTATTTGTAGAAATACTTTGATCAACATATGCCGCTAATACTGCTGCGGTTTTTAAGTAACCCTGACAATCTCTTTGATCCCACATTAATTGATATTTGTTTTTTAATCTATTGTATTCTGGAACTACCTGCGTGAATGATCCTGCTTTTGATTCTTTTGTAGAAATCAAACTCATAGGCATTTCAATACCGTTGGTCGAATTGATCACAACACTAGAACTTTCTACTGGAGCGATTGCCATTAAGGTGGCATTTCGAACTCCATGTTCTTTCATTTCTTTCCTAAGAGATTCCCAATCAAGTTCAGGAGTGAAGTCTGTAAGGTCGTTAACTCCGTTGGCTCTGAGCTCCCAGGGGAAGATTCCTTGACCGTATCTGGTTTTGTCTGAGTCTTTACACTTGCCTCTCTCCTTGGCAAGTTCAACTGTGGCTTCGGTAAGATAGTAGGCCTGATGTTCCATCCAACTTTTAACTTCCGATAGTGCATCTTTGTCGCCATATTTTATTCCTCTCTTAGCATGCCAGTAGGCTAGGTTAGTAACACCGATACCTAACGGCTGAATCTCATCGTTACTGAGTTTACTCTGTATCGACAAGAAGTCTTGGTAGTCAAGGATGTTACACAGGCTACGCTGTAGAATCCTACAGGCTCTACGCATATCCTCTGGGTTCCGGAACGCACCCCAGTTGATAGATCCCAGTGTGCATAACGCTATGCGACCAGCATCGTCATCAAGTCGTTTAAACGGACGTGTGGGCAATAGAATCTCACAGCACAGGTTACTCTGATATATCGTATGATATTCAGGATCAAATGGTCCTTGATTCATTACATTATCAATAAAGACCAAATAGATACGACCCGTATCTGTGCGTTCTTTCAGTATACCACCCTTGAAAACTTCTTCTGCGCTCATAACCTTTTTGCGTAGGTCTTTGCGCTTTTCATATTTTACATATAGATCTTCGAATAAGTCTGTGTCTTTATAGAAGGCTTCGTAAAGATCAGGAACTTCGTTAGGATCAAAGAACGTAATATGTTCCTTATTTTTAAACCTACGCCAAAAGAACGCTGATAAGACAACTCCGTAGTCCATGTGTCTAACGCGAGTTTCTTCAGTTCCCTGATTGTTTTTAAGAACAATGAGGTCGTCAAACTGATGATGCCAAATAGGATAAAAGACTGTAGCACTAGCGTTTCTAATGCCACCTTGTGAGCAAGAACGTAAATCACCGAACCACTTCTTTAAAAAAGGAATCATGCCAGTATGCATGATTTCGCCGCCACGTATAGGACTGCCTAATGATCGTAGACGACCAATTTCTAAACCAATGCCTGCACGTTTGCTGGCATACTTGGCCATCATCTCTCCAGAAGCAAATATGCTATCCAGATCGTCGTCACTGCGGATAAGAACACAACTAGAAAACTGTTTAGTAGGAGTGCCGAGCCCAGCCAAGACAGGTGTAGCAAGAGTAAACAAGCCATCGGATGCCGCTGTATAATATTCTTTAATGTAACGCATTCTTGCACTATTCGGCTCTTCTTTATGGAAGACAGTCGCGGCAGCAACCATGTAACGAATTTGTGGTGTTTCATAGATCTCCTTAGTAGCTCGGTTACGCACGAGATACTTTTCAATCAATTGTTCGATAGCTGCGTAACTGTATTCCTCGTCTTTGGAATGATCTAACATGTCATTCATTTTATTCCAGTCATCTTCCGAATACCATTCAAGCAACTCTGGTGTATACAATCCGACCTCAACATTTTTCTTTACTATTTCATAAAGGTGGGGAGGCTCGTATTGACCATATACATCCTTACGTAGCATAGACAAACGTTGCTTGCCTGCTACATATTGATAGTTCGTATGACCTACATCTGGATTTGATTCAATATCGATAAGATCAACAATCGCTCTTAAAGTAATTCCGTCAATCTCATCTGTTGTGATGCCATCGTAAAAGTGTAACTGTGCTTTAATCTCTATCATCGACTGGCTGACATCTGCTATTCCCTTACAAACTTTCGCTACCTGTGCCTGCCATTTCTCAATCATTAACGGCTCTTTCTGTCCGCTTCTTTTAATTACTGTAATTGTCATTGTGCGTCTCTATTTTAAACTTGGTCTGGTATTTATAAGCTATCGGATTTTGCCCACAACAGCTTGGTTTCGATGTCTGAAATCGCTTGATAGTCAACAACCTGTCGATACTCAAAGTTAAGAACATGCTGATGATCAATAACTAGAAAGTAACGAGGGTCTTTTTCTTTCGGAAGCATAGACATATGTATCTCGCAATTGGTATCAATAAACCGACGTGTTAATTTAATAGTATACAGCATACCGAGGCTGATTGCAAGATCATCAAGGCGGGAATCTAACACCAAATGCCAAGGATCGGGCCATTCGGAGGGATTGTTTGGATCTAGGAATGGACTAACAAACGGTGCTGAACTCCAAAACTCTGCCACTTCAGTGTAAGGATTTTGGCTGCTTTCTAAACTTTCTCTAAATTCTTTCCAGTATGCTAGTCGTTCAGTGCCGTGCTTATCAAACACCGTAGGTCACATCGAATGAGATGTTACCTGTGGCTCCATTACCAACCGGATTCTTATAACTTAGCACCACAGTGTCGACTCCAGAGTCTACATCGTTGTCTCTGATCTCTGCTGAGAATTCAAATTGTGTCATAATCATTCCTCCGATTGATGTTGATGATGTTGAACTATATGAATAATTATCAACAAGATTCACCGCAGTAAAATCTTCGTCGATAGTCATTGTAAGTTGTCCTATGCGTGTGTGACTTGAAAGTGTTAACACATAATTGATGACTGCATATCTGTTCAGTGCAGAAAATACTGCAACAGGTCTAAAGCTGTCTGACAGATAAATTTGAGAATAGTTTCTATCTACAAATTCAGCCTTGTCAACATTATATGCTTCGCTGACAGCATTGACAGTATTAACAGAAACTATGCCTGCTGCCTGTTGTCTATCACTAGAGCAGTCAATTAATAGGTTTCCAGTCTTTTCTCCAAAGTAAACTATTGGATGTGTTGGATCAGCTGCTGTGGCTGTATCGTTGCCGCAATTCTTAAATCTGCAACGATGTAGGATTGTTCTTCTACCTGCAATAGATCGCAGTGCTTGTCTTGCGATTTCTTCAAATTCGCAATCGTTGATATACCATTTGTTGTCTTGACCAGTGATTCCGTCTATGTATATAGAAGTATGGTTTACTAAAAACTTACAATTGATAAATCCAACTACTGTTTCAAATGCTACAGTCTGTGAACATTTAATACTCAGTGGATTAGAATCAAATATACATGACTTAAACTCAACGCCATTTACTTTTGTTCCTGCTAGGTTGTTCAACCAAACTACAGCGGCCGCGGCAGTTGAAAGGGTTACTGCGTCACCTAAACGATACTCGCCTTTGAATCGAACTCCTTCGAGTTTACTGTTGGCCAACCCAGAAAGAATTAGAGATCCGGACGATCTTAAAATTGTAAAGTTAGATAACTCAACATTCTGAGGACGATTAGAACTGTCAAACCCTGCTAGTTCTGTTCCATCGCTGGTAATAAATCGAATGTTGTTGGCTCCGATGTTGATAACGGCACCAAGTTGTGTTTCGCCGCGAATGATAGCGTTACTTGGAATCGCCAAGCTACCGGAGATAAGATATTCTCCGTTTGGTATCATTAAAACTTTTTTGTAGTTTGAATTTGCATTTCTGAACAGCTGAGTAAAAGCTGTTTGGAATATTTCAGTGCAGTCTGTAGAACCGTCGCCGATAGCGCCGAAGTCTGTTATGCTTACATATTCGTCTAACTTTGATTGTAAACTTCTCGGAATCGAAAGAGTTACGGCTGTGTCATCTGAAGCAAACTGATAGCTAGATGCAAGGTCTAGTATGTTATCGTGTTCTGTAATGATCTTAGTGTTTCCTACATAAGGAGCACCTTCTGCTACAGAACCATTACCGATGTAAAGTTCTTGTGTGTCAATAGCCCACGCAAACTCTGCAGAGCTGAGCTGTGGAATACCGCTATTTGAGTTTTTTTGTCCTCTGCGGACTTGTATTTTAGATATCTGAACGACAGCCATATAGATAAATTCCCGTTATAGGGTATTTATCTTAATGAGTTGTAGTATTCCTCTACCTTCTCAAGCCACAGATCTTGATATTTGTTGAAATCGCTAGGCCATAAATCGAACTGCTGATATTCGCAGTTGCGACTACACATAAACACATGCCCTTCTCGGATGTCTGTGCCGTAGACTTCATTATGTGCTAGTATATAGGCTACCAACTGCATTTTGTAATCGTCAACCCATTCTTCTTTTTTAGGTTTATTTGTTTGCTTATAATCGCATACGCTCGGATTATCTTTGTAGACAGCTACAAGATCTGTAGTTCCGGAATACAAGCCCGGAAAGTATAAACTCTGTTCCATTGCCCATACTTCGTTTACATAAGCAAGCCCGTTTATAATAATCTGGTCTGCCATTTTATTAGCTTGGACATGCACAGGATTATTACCTGGTTGCCTTTGTATGCCTGCAATAAATCTTTCTAAATTGCTGTGCATGGCAGTTCCAACACCAGCAGCTTCTGTAGTAATCTGTTTGGCTTTTTCTTCGCCTATTCTCTTTTTCCATTCGTTCAAATGAGTCATATCCTTAGTAGCACTAAGAATAGTAGTAACAGAAGGAAGGCTTTCTCCGTCTGGAGTTAGATAAACTCGTTTACGGGTAACAGGGTCATTGACCTGTTGACAGTTCTTATATTGGAACTTTTCAACAAAGGGGGGTGGATTTAATTGTATAGTCATATTCTGTATATATTAACAGAATAATTAACGATTGTCAAACCTGGGGAGTCGCTTGTGCTTGAGCTAGTTGTCCGGCTGCTGCCGAAGATGCTATCTTATCTACAGTTTGGGCACTGTCCTTGCCGCCATTCGGTAATGGTTCTGTAGCATCACCTGGTTCTTCTGCTCCTGGAACATTTAATTCGATACCATTCTTATCAAAGTTTTTAACTAGACTTTGGATAGTAGGATTTGAATCATACATGGCTTTGAATGTTTCGTAGTCGGCAGCAAATTCAAATCCTGCATTATTGGTAATGTTATGCAAGGCATTCCAGTTGAGAGAACTAGGAACTTTTTTAGATGCAGCACGACCAATATGATTTTTTAGTATCATAATAAACTTGTCTACGGCTACATCATCGCCTGCGAATTCAAAAAATCTCATCCTAGTTCTGCCAATTGTTTTTGTAGATCAGTTAATTCTTGTTGCTTTTGTTTAATAGCATCTTGAATTTGTTTTTTCTGCTCTTGCTGATCTTTTGCAGCCTGAGCTGCTTGTGCTGGATCCATGCCACTGCCTGCCAACCCAGCGGCTTGACCGGCTTGACCAAGTGCCTGAGCACCTTGTGCTATTTTTCCGCCTAGGGCTTTTGCTCCTTGGGCCACAGCACCGCCTACTGCCCTTGCTCCTTGCATGGCAGCACCTGCGGCTTTTCCTACCCCGCCAGCGACTGCGCCAAGAGCAGGCAATAATTCATCAAGCTGAGAGTCACGCTCTCTTAGATCTTTGAGTTTCATTAACCTGCTAATACTTTTAATAGACGATTGCTACGATCAATGCTTTCGCGTTGCTCTCTGCCTAATGTTTCGTCGCCACCTGCTGCTGCATCTGCTGCGCCAAACTCATCGCCGCCTTCTTCTGGTGGACCCATTTCGTCACCCATGTTCATAGCGTCTGGTTCAGCTGCACCTAACTCGTCGCCACCTGCATCTGGCTCAGAACCTAGCATTTCAGCACCTTGTTCTTCACCTGTTAGTGTGCGAACACCTGTAGCTAAAGTTTCGCGTGTTTGCTTTAGATTTTCTAGAGCTTGTTGGATAGCTGGAGCACATGCAGAAATAAACTGCTTGGCTTGATCTTGTCCCATCTCGTCACGGATCTGATCACCTAACTGTAGAAGGGTATCGTTCTCCATGCCAGATAGTTCTTCAATCCAGCGACTAACTCTGTCGACCATTGTCTTTGCTGTGACGATTGCACTGGCCTGTTGCACTTCGCCTTCTCTTAGTGTAGTCATATCTTCTCCTGATTCAGTTGACTCGTTTTTCTCTTTGTTGTGTTGCTTCCATGCAGTAGCATAGGCAATACCTTTTTCTTTGTCTGTTAGTTTACCATCTTTAGCATATCCTTTTTTGATATGCTTAACCATTCTTTCTGCTTTGGCACCCGGCGGCGCTTTTTCTTCTATGCTCTCATCGTAGCCAAAACTTCCATAATCTTCATCTGATCCGTGACCTGCTGATGCTAGAGCATAGGAGTCATCTGTATCACCGCCTTCGTCTTCATCTCCACCTTGTGCGAGATCTTCAAATTCTGCTTCTAGGTCTTCGATGTAGGGATCCATATTGCGGATTTCGCCGCCGTCCTGATCACTATAGGCATACCATACTTCTTCAACAGCACCTTCAACATCACCTTGCTGTAATAGTTTAACAATCTTGTCAGCATCCGGATCACCGTATCCGCCGATCTCATTCATATCTTCGTCAAATCGTTTTAGAATTTTTGCAACTTCGCTTTCCAAAGACCCAAATCCTTCTTCGGTGCTGACTTCCGCAACACCAGGATCAACAATAAATTCTTCTCTTTCTGCGATCTCTGCGTTTATAGCATCTAGCATGAACTGTGCTTTAGTAAAGGCTTCGTTGTCTAGATTCTCGTTGAATCCGCTCTGTCCTCTAACTTGGCTGATCTGTGTTCGTAGTTTGTTACGAGCATCTTCTAATTTTGGAAGATCAAAGCTCTGCAAATCTAGCTTCTGCCCAAACATACGTTCCATGCTTTCGTTGATCTTTTTACTGGATCTATTAGTTTTAAATAGGTCTGTGGTTTTCATATTCAAAGGGTCCAAATTGATACTATATTTATTCAGAATACAGCCAATCGCTCTACAGTTTTCTTGGCCTGAGCTGTGCGATTTCTACTTTCGCAATACCTAGCCCACAGCATATCTGCCCTGTCAAAGTCTTGTTGATTGTTGGCTTTTTCGTATTGGGATCGCAGCATCTGGCTGTCAGCGAACCATTTACCATATTCTTGATCAGCTTTGTAAATGTTATCAATATTCATTTGAGATTTTTTTAATGCAAGTAAATTGGCTATAGCGATAGCTGATTTGTTTAACGATATTTCTTTATATAACACATTTCCGTTTCTTACGATGTCTTTTAGGCTACCGTTATTTTTTATTAAAAAATCACCAACAAGAATTCCATCTTCTGTCTTAACAGGAATTATTAATTTGGATAGCTCTTTTTTAACGACTTGTTCTAGTCGTTGTGAAATATTAGTCATGAAAAAAGGACCTATGGTCCTTTATTTAACTGCGTATATAATACGCTAAAAATTATCCGCCTCTCATTAACATAGTAACAATAATGCTTAATACACCAGCTACTACTGTTCCTGCTGTGCCAATGATAACTTTGGTCATTGACTTCTGACCTTGAACGATGTCAGTATGAATGCTATCAACTTTATTTTCTAGGTTAGTCAGCCTCGTATCCAAGTTGAGGTAGCGCATGGCGCACAGGTCAACGTGAGCTTCAAGACTTTGTTTTTCTAAATTTGTGGTCTGTGATAAATCAGACATAATAAAATACTCTCCAAAATAAAAAATTGGATGCCTAAAATACTATGCCTGTTGTGAGCCTCTATGTTTTATTTATCTTTTGATAATATTTCTAAGACCGCAGATTTCATATCTTTAATATCAGTAGACACTTCTTGGACTTTTTCTTTAGTTTCATCCCACTGACGAACAAGATTTTTCATAGTATACATCGCCCACCACCACCAAGCTACCGCCACAGCAAACATAGCAGTTTCTCCGGTGATCATTGCCATACTAAAGACTGTGCCATCAAAAAATTTCCATACGAAAAAAATGCCTGCAAGAGCTGAAATAGGCAGTATTACTGCTGCCCAAGCCCAGAGCCTGATTTGATTGATTGTTTTTATTTTAAAGTTCATTTTAATTTGCCTCTTTACACAAATATTTAATTTGTCTATTGAAGAAATTTAAATGCTAGATTATTTCAATCCAGGTATTTTGTCTATCGCCGGAGGTTTGAAATACAGGAGGTGTTAGATCTGCTGAATTTTCTAAAAGATCTACAATAGGAACACCGTGTAGATCTTTGAGTAGTAATAGAACTTTGTTGTCGCCTTCTTTGAAAACATCATCCCTTTCAGTGATAAATTCCCATGTCCAGTGAACAGCCTTACCTTCATTGCCTACAGGTAATCGGCCGTTGTCTTTGACTGGATCTTTATTCCACTCGATATTACTTCTTATACCGATTGTTTGTATAAGACTATTGAAGTTGGCCTGTTGTCCAATTTTAATTTTATCTGTTTCGGATCTCGAAGCACCACTTCGGGTGATGTCAACTAGGGTGGTAAGTCTATAGCGTTCCATAATGTGCTATTATTTACTCAGACAAAAAAAGACCGGAATAAATCCGGTCTCTTCCTTCCCATCCCTAGGAATTAACTATTATAGTGAATATAAAGTTGTTGGTGCTGTTACAGTTAATGTGCCACCTGCTGTAAATGTCCATACACCAGAAGCTGTCAATGAACCAGCGCCGATAACACGACCAGCACGGATAGCTAATGTGTCGACATCTAGATTGTGGTTGTCACCGAATGCAATGATAGCCAAACCGTCGCTCTTAACTTGGAATACAGATGAAGTTGTTCCAATTTCGTCAGTTACTGGGGCTGCTGTTGTTGCTGTTAGTGCTGCTGCACCGCCTGAACCGCTCAATACATACTTGAATACGGTTTGTTGGAATGTCTTTTGAACTGTTCCTAATGCTACTGCTGTAGGGTTTACTCTTGTAAATTCTGCCATGATTTTTCTCCTTGTCTCTTAAATCGTGATCCCGCTCCGGGACCGGCATAGTATTTATAGTTTGGAGGAAAAATCAGCCTTTTTGGCTGTTATTCTGATCGAAACGGTGTCCAACGATCTCTAGGGACTAGCTTAGATCCGCCAGCTACATAACCTTCGCCGCCTGGTTTGCCGCCCGTATGTGCTGTAATATCGCCCTGAGCTGCATCGAGTTCTCTAATGACTTCATTTTTAGCAGCCATAATCTCTTTGACTAGATCGAATAGTTTGTCTAGGACTCCGGGATTAGCATCGCTGTGTGCTTTAATCTTCGTGGCTTTGGCTGGAGTTTTTTGTAAGAAGTTAAAAAATGCTTCAGCACTGATATTGTCTAGTTGTTTGGCCTTGCTCTGTGAATTAACAAAAGTATAAATTTCACTTTGTAGATAACCCATGCCTGCTACTGGGGCTAGGAATTTATCAATGGCTGGTTGATTCTTAGCCATAGATTCTATTTTTCCTAGATTGTCTGCATTGACTGCCGGTTTATGGCTAACGTATGTTAGACCGAAAACTAATAGTTCTGGATTAGCATTAAGAGCTTTTACATCTTCAATGTCCTCTCCAGTCTTATCGCCAAAGAAATCTAAATGTTTATGCGCTGCCACAGCTATCTTTGCCTTGCCTACACGTTGTCCTATAGGACTTGTGGCTTTAACCTCATAAGTTGTTTGATTAGGGGTAAACATGATCTTACCATTGCCGCTATCGTAGGGCTTTCCCGGATGGAATAGGATATCACCGTAGATGTATCCACGGAAGTCTTTGGGAGTGCCTGCTTCGAAGATCGGCCACAAGCTAGCCATATCAGAAGCAAACTTTTCACGCCAGTCCTCGCCCTTGCCACGACTCATGATAAACTGTTTAAGTTCATCTGGGCTAGATGATTTACCTTCTTCACGACCCCAATTGTTCTTGCCTACCATTCGGAAAGTTCCGTCGTCATCTCTGCCCCAATACACCGTAGGATTACCGTCCCACTTGATTGATATTTTGCTTTCTGGTTTAGCTAGATCTTTAAGTATCTGTATAGCACGTTGAGCACCGTTTGGTTCTGTGAACACTAGGTCTTCAAGGTGGTTGAACTCACGGCCTACTTTCTTAGGAGCAGGAGCTTCGGCTTCATTTACACTTTCGTTTTTCTTACGACCAGCACAGTGAGCCTTCTGACTAAACCCTTTAGGGTTTGAACAGTTGATTGAGCGTTTGTATTTTGCGCTCCATTTTTCTGTTAAAAATTCAAATGCTCTCATGATACTATGTCAATGATCCTGCGCATCCAACTAGGGCTATTAGGAGTGTAATGTTCCAACGCTTCTTTCTTTGGTAGCTCGATGCCGCTACGTCCTAATGTTTCTTGTGCGGCAGCAATTAATTCTTCGTAGTTAGGTAATTTTTTAATATAGTTGATGATAGCTTCCACTGAGCGAATATCTTTAACAGTGGCTGATTGACCTAACAGTTGTTTTGAAATAACGTTCCAATCGTCGCCATTAGGAACTGGTTCATTGGTTTCCGGATCTACTAATCCGTGCTTAGGACTATATTTCATTCCTCTTGCTCTAGCGATGCTAGACAATAATATATGTCTATGTTCGCCTCTGTAAGGACTATCTGCGCCGCCACCCAACATACTGCCTTGTTGAAACTTGGGATTGGTGCTGAACATAAAATCTGTTTGAGCAAATCCGTTTGATGGATCACCATTGATTGGTGTTTTTAAATGAACATTGTCACCAGAAAGTTTTACACTATCTTTACCAAAGATACTGATTAATTTTTGTGCAAATTCTTTTTTATCTAATTCGTTAGCATCTACTGATAGATCCAAGTCGCCGCTGTCTACCTTACGGCCAGTTGTTCCTAACCATTTAATTGGAACACCTTCTTCGTCTTTGTCTGTGGTAAAGTCCACTCCGGTTTCTTTTTCCAGAAAAGCTATTGTGGTAGGGATTTCTTCACGCTTAATTCTGCGTGTTAGAGGTGTTTTGTCCGGGCCTTTGAATACATTGCCCCCTTCAAATAATTCAATCGTCATTGGTTTGATCTAGATGTTTATTAGTTCTGCGAGACTCTACGATTTTACGTATTCCTCTTGTAAATTTAGCAGGATCTTGACCGCGGATAGCATTGATAAATCTACGCTCTAGCTCATCTGCCTGTTCTGGAGAGTAGTTCTTATGGATGCTTTCTAATAGATTAATAGCTGAATTTATAATATTCGTAGCTCTGCTTTCAAACAGAGAGTCCTTGTTTCGGACTTCTGCTATTTCATTCAATTCTTGCAGTATTGATCTGGTTCGTAGTTTCATCGGAGTTTCCGTTTATATTATATTTAACTCAAAGCAATCATATTGTAAACTAAACTTATTTTGTTGTCAAATGCCCTTGTTTTGTGCGGTGCGCAACATCTCAGTATAAATACTAATACACACATCAGGAGACGGAAATGTTCAAAAAAGTTCTAAAAACCACATGGGATTTTCTCTGCGAAATTGGCAAGGCTAGATATGCAGCAGAATTGGCCCGCAATGGCAAATGGCGAGAAGCGCAGGAAGTTTGCCGAAAATAATATGTTTTACAATTTTAAAGAGGTTCCTTATGATACCTGGGGACCTTGGCGCAATCAGTGGGGCTACGTTACAACCGTAGCCCAGTTCGACGAAGACGATATAATGTTAAAAAGTATCACACCTTATAACAGAAAAATCGTTAGAAGATTCACAGACTGGGAAGACTGTCAGAAATTGATAGAATTGCTAGAACAGGATCGGAGATTTTGACTATGCTGACTCTTGATTTCTATCCCTCAGGGATATATAATAATACATACACAAACACACAAGGAGAAGTTATGTTTTCACCACATTTTTACATTGACTCATTTCAAAACACTAAGAAGATCGTTACGGATCAAGTGTTCAAAGATCCTGCACTAAACAAAGCAGCTCACGCATATATCGATGCACAAACACAATTCGCCAAGATGGCTGTGAACAACACTATCGACATGGCTAAATATTCTGTGGAATCAGTTAGTAAGTATCTGTTTCCTAAGAAGGATGTGACCGCCTAAAGGTCTAGACATACACACACAAGGAGAAAATTATGTCAATTACAAACGGACTAGAAATGAAAGCACCAGAAGTTAAGTTTAACAAGAACGGTTATGAAATCCGCACAGAAATTCTTGAAATGGCTAAGGATTTGGTTGGTCAAGAGTTTAATTACAAGTGGCAGGGTTGGGAAGTATCTGTGAAGCGCGACGACAAAACTGGACAAGTATTGTCTAAGGTAGATATGCCTGAGTTCCCAGGTTTAGATAAAGTATTAGAAACCGCCGAAAAGATGTATTCTTTTGTTAATCAAGGCGTGAAGAAGTAATATAGCTCGTAGAGCATTATTATAGAAAAGAGAAACCCCCTTTAAGGGGGTTTTTTCTTATCTAACTGTTGCTAACTTAAAAAATCTAAGTATGTTGATATACATCCATCCTATATCAAACTCATACCATTTCTGACTAAATCTAGCATTGGCACCATCTGCGTGATGATTGTTGTGCAATTCTTCCCCGCCAATCCACAATGCCCAGGGCCATAAATTGCGACTAGTGTCTTTGGTATCTGTATTACGATATCCCCACCAATGAGCTAATCCGTTTACTACTCCGGCGGCCCAGAACGGTATCCATATCATTTGGATACCCCACACTAACAGTCCTACAGGTCCAAAAAGAACAAGGTCTATGACCAACATCAATAGAATCCCTAAGCGACTATGTGCGGAGTAAATGTTACGCTCTAACCAATCATTAGGAGTTCCAACTCCTAGTTTTTCGACCATGGCTGTATCTTTGCTGGCTTCGTGATACAATAATGCGCCACCGAATAACACTTTCTTAATTCCATAAATTTGCGGACTGTGAGGATCAGAGTCAGTGTCGCTGGCCTGATGGTGCTTGCGATGTATTGCTACCCATTGTTTAGTAACCATACCTGTAGTCAACCATAACCAAAAACGCATTATATGATTAACTACCGGATGGAAAGCTACTGCTTTATGTGTCTGCGATCTGTGCAAATAGAGCGTGACACAAGCAATGGTAATTTGAACCATTACCAAGGTGTATATAAATTCAATCATTAATAATTCCCTGAGCTTAGAACTATCTTGCAAATATGTTCTAATCTCTCTATATGTTCAAAAGACCGCCATGGCGTTGAATCTATAGCCACGACCCCATGTCCTTTAATTCCAACTATATCATACTTAATCTCTCCAGTATTTGGATTTAAACCCAACTTTTCGTGACATTGATCGCCTAATTCTTGTGATATCGGCGGAACATCACCTACATTGGGTGCTACTCTAGTATAACGACTAAGTTCTGGAAAATCTTTGGCCAATTCACTTAGTTCGATTCCGGCATGCATGGCAGCAACGATATAGGTAGGATGGATATGAGTAACTACACGAACTTCATCTTGGTATATTTCACGTTGTAGACCAAAGTGCAGAGGCATTTCACCTGTGGGCTTCAATCCTATACTGATATCGCTGTAAGGCATTTCCTCCCAACTATACAACATTTCTGCTGTGCCTGCACCGCTATTGATACATTTGTTTATTTTAATCTTTTTAAACTGATCAGGTTGCATTGTCTGTTTGCGCACACCACTAGGAGTAACATAGAAATGATCTCTATCGTGATGACGAATAGAGATGTTGCCATCTCTACTCGTAATCCAATTGCGCTTATATGCTTCTACTAGAATATCGCAAATGGTTTCTAACATTAGTGAAATTGCTCCGCTTCTGTAGAACTCTTGTTGGCCACTGTGCTGGTAGCACCAACTGCTTCACTGATTAGATCAAAGTAACCAACGCCAACTTCACGTTGATGTTTAACGGTTGTGAAGCCACGAGCCTGGGCGGCAAATTCACGTTCCTGCATTTCACTGTAGCCAGCCATACCACGTTGTTTGTATGCTTCTGCTAATTCAAATGTTGCTAGGTTAACACTGTGGAATCCTGCTAGTGTAATGAATTGGAACTTATATCCTAATTCACCTAGCTCGCGCTGGAATGTTTCGCACTCGTCTACAGATAAAAACTTACGCCAATTAAAACTAGGGCTGCAATTATAAGCCAACATTTGGTCTGGAAACTCAGCATGTATAGCATCGGCGAATTTCTTAGCCTGTGCAATATCAGGTGTGCTAGTTTCGAACCATAGGAGATCAGCGTAAGGGGCATAAGCAAGACCTCGGCTAATACATGCATCAAGCCCATTTTTAAATTTGTAAAAACCTTCTTCAGTGCGTTCATCGATAATAAAATCCTTGTCTAACGGGTCATGGTTGCTGGTAATCAACGTTGCTGATTCTGCATCTGTTCTTGCTAGAATAACTGTATCAACACCTGCTACATCTGCGGCCAATCTCGCAGCCTGTAGGTTACGAATCGCTTGGCTAGTAGGAATTAGAACCTTACCGCCCAAGTGACCGCATTTCTTTTCACTTGATAATTGATCCTCAAAGTGAACTGCGGCTGCACCTGCTTCGATCATGGCCATCATCAATTCGTATGCGTTTAACGCACCACCAAAGCCTGCTTCAGCATCAGCAACGATTGGTAGGAAGTAATCTGTAGTTACATTACCTTCTGAGTATTCGATTTGATCAGCACGACGGAAAGCATTGTTGATCTGTTTAACGATTGTAGGAACAGAGTTTACTGGATATAAACTTTGATCAGGATATGTTTGACCTGCGGTGTTAGCGGCTGCGGCCACTTGCCAACCCGATAGGTAAATTGCTTTGAGTCCTGCTTTGGCATGTTGGACTGCTTGTTGTCCACTGTATGCGCCTAGCGTATTAACGTATGGTTCTGTAGCTAGAAGTTCACGTAGTTTGGTAGCACCACGTTTGGCTAAAGTGTGCTCAATTTGTAATGAGCCTTGTAACTTGCGGACTGTGTCTTGTGTGTAATTGCGTTTTTTCACGATATCTCCTTTGCTGTGATGCAGTATTTATGGGTCTTGTAGAGGACTTGACAAATTAATTAACTGAGTGTATAATAGCTGTATGAAAAATAAAATCATTTTAACAGACGCAGACGGAGTTCTGCTAGATTGGGAATACGCTTTCTCAGTTTGGATGGAACAACATGGTTTCCAAAAAACCGAGGATCACCAATTCAAATACGATATTGGCAAACGCTATGGTATTGAAAAAGAGCAGGCCAAAAAACTCATAAAGATGTTTAATGAATCGGCACATATGGGTTTCTTACCGCCCTTGCGTGATGCTATGTTTTATGTAAAACGGCTACACGAAGAACACGGTTATGTGTTTCATTGTATCACATCTATGAGTTCAGATGAGAATGCACAGGAACTACGCAAAATGAATCTGCGTAAGTTGTTTGGAGAAACTGCATTTACCAAATTTATTATACTAGAAACAGGTGCTGATAAAGACGAAGTATTGGATAAGTATCAAGACAAAGGCTATTGGTGGATTGAAGATAAAATTACCAATGCTGTAGCTGGTCAAGATCGAGGTCTAAAAAGTTTACTTATGGAACATGGACACAATATGGATTTTGAACATCCGGAAATTCCTAGAGTAAAGAACTGGAAAGAAATCTACGAGAGAATCGTAGGCTAAATATTTTCGGGGAGTAACCAACCTGTAGTTAGGGTTCTATATATCGTCAACACGGCGAAACAGCGTCCGGTATATAGACAAAGAGGTGAGACCATAACTTTTTAAAGGAAAATTATGGAACTCTTTACACTCCAAGCCCTTTGGGCATTTCTCGCTATCATTTTGATAGACATTGTATTAGCTGGTGATAACGCTCTTGTTATCGGAATGGCGGCTAACAAATTACCAGACCACTTACGCAAGAAGGCAATCTTCTGGGGAACGTTCGGAGCCATTGCTATACGATTTGTATCAGTTGCGGCACTAACATACCTATTAATGATCCCAGGACTTAGGATCATAGGTGCTCTAGCACTGATATGGATTGGCTGGAAACTGGTATTTGATCACGGCGAACACAACATCGAAGCCAAGGACACCTTCTGGGGTGCAATTGGAACTATTGTGGTCGCTGATGCTGTCATGGGCATAGACAATGCCTTAGGCATTGCCGCAGCCGCCAATGGTAGTTTTATTTTAGTCGCCGCTGGATTGTTGATCAGTGTGCCAATCATATTGTTTGGTGCTACCATGGTCAGCAAGATACTACAACGTTGGCCGGACACAGTATTTCTAGGATCATTTGTGTTATTTGCTGTAGCATTCTTAATGGCTATGAAAGAACCATTAATGGCTGCATGGTGGGCAGGATTAGTTCCTTGGGTGGCCGCAATACTACCTTGGGTAGCTGCATTGGTTATTACTGCTGTTCAATACAATCAGGCAAGATTGCATCTTCACAAAAAGTATTTGTTTAGAAAGAGTTAACAAACTCTAATAAAAGTTTGTAATGAATACCTCGATGCCAATGCGGTTCGAGGTATTTTTTATTATACCAGTATTGACTACTTTCAGGGTGACAGCCTATTAATCCTATGCGGTTTTGAATGATCGCCATAGGATCCATGTTAGGATAAGTTGCTATTGTTTTAAAGCCTGTGCCTTCAAATGCACAACCGTCGTAGAAATACATCCTATGCTGTTCGCCGTTCCATAACACAGGCATGGCTTTTGGGTGTGGGCGATGGGTATCTGTTTTAGGTCGTCTAATATACTGTTCTACTTTGACATTATTAAGTAGGTCAAAGTAATCAGGTCCTGCCCAATATGCGCCCATGCATATGCCAAGATAGCGGCCTCCTTGTTTTACATATCGAACAACATGCTCTTCATTGTATTTCATTAGGCTATCAAATCTATCTGCATCTCCGATGCCTCCGGGAATACAAATACAGTCTACATCATCGAAGAATGTAGATTCTACTTCATCTTTGGAAAATAATTTAAAGGAATGTTGAGGAGAAAGAGATTTTATAATGCCATTAACTGAATCAACTGAGCAAGCTGGTTGATGAACAAATATAGCAATGTGCATGATATAAATTGTAAAAGCTCACTTAGGGGACCATTCCGGGGCACGACTCCCATAATCCCCTGCCCAGCAGCCGGGCACACACTTGTAACGATAACGTCCTAAGGTAGTGTGTTAGTTTTGCTTCTCGATTCTATAATCAGCCTCGTTAGAATCGGGATAGCGTGTAGTCAGCTTACGAAGGACATCAGCTCGATTTTCTCCTTCGATACGTGCTGTTCTTCCTGAAGCTATTTGTGTTACCAAATAAGTTCCTGGGCCGTCATTGGCATCTTGTTCGGGTTCTTCTGGTTCATCTTTCTTAGGTGCCTCAGATGCATAAGAAGCCGGTAACCTATCTTTAATATCAGCAATAGCTTTAGCAACATCATAACCACCTCTTGTAATGCTTTCCGAATTCTGTTTGATTTCTTCGGCTTTACTCTGTAGTGCTTTGATGATTTCTTTCATTAATCCTGGAAATAACTCTGCAAACTTTTTATCGCCTCTAGAATAACTATCGCTTTGATCACCATTATTCATTTGCCCAGTAGGGGCATGCATCTGCCATTTACCATTCTTATCGTCTGGATTCTCTTTATCGAAGATCGAAATGATCGGACCTTCCGGAGCATATCTTTCAAACCAGCGTAGGCCTGAACTAGATCCTGTGCAGAAACTAGCATTGAAACCAACAGAATTATTAAATGTATAACAGGCTCCGTAGTTATAAGGCAATGTAATTAAAAAACGCTCGTTATCGATTAAGGTAGTTTCTTTCTTTTCACGCTTATGTTTTTCGATAGTTTCGGCATCTTTGATCCGAGCAAGCTCGTTACGGTATTCTCTATCTTGTATGATGCGCTGTATCTGTTTGAGACTCTTGAACTTGTTGAAATCTTGATGTGGCTCTTTGAGCTTACCTCGGATGCTCAGTGCTTTCCAAGCACCTAGAGCATCTCCGCCTTCACCGTTGATATCTTCGTAGTCAACAACACCGTTGATATAAAGACGAGTGAGCCAATCGTCAAACTTACCATCTTGACTTAGGTCCCCATAATCTGTTGATCTAAGACTGTCGTCTAACAGTTCACTCCATAACTTAACGACTTGATCGTCTGCAGGCTTTGTTCCCAGTGCTGCTACTTTATTTTTAGGCAATGTGCCGTCATGACGCATAGCAATGGTCAACATCTTGATCATCTTGGGGTCTTTGAGTTTGGCTGCTATGTTAGCTTCTAATACGATTTGATTTAATTTCATCCTGATATCAAAGTCCTTTTAAAGAATCCAAGAACTGTGCCCAGTTTCTTTTGATCGCCATTGGATATATCTGTTAATAACTGCTTTGGGCCTTCTGAACGTTCTGCATTAAATCCTCTACTGTAACCTCTGGTAATGTTACCAGTCTGTTCTGGATAATGATGACTAGCTGCCATCAATACTGCTGTGTTGATAGCTTGAGAAACACTACCTGGAACATCCGAATCTCCTGCCTCTAAACTGTCTATAGCATTTTGTAAAGTTTTAACCTGACTAAGTTTCTTTTCTGCTTTATCAAACGCATCGTTCTTGATCTGATTGGCAATGTGTCCTTTGATGTCTGCGATAGCTGCTGTGATAGCGCGAACCCACAAAGGTTTAAACTTTTTAGTAAGTGTATCTACTGTAACTTCACCTGTAGTTCCTGCCTGTGCATCTGAACGGTTCCTCTTTTTATCATCTACAGCTTTAGAACCTTTGCCTACATAAAATTTCTGTAGTTTTCCAATCTCACCTTTTAAGAAATCTAATATATTTCCACCACGGCTGTCTTTAACTGATCTAGTTTCCCCGCCACTGCTGGCCACAGCTTCGTAGGTATCGCCTCGAGCTTTGATAGCCCCTGTGCCGTTAGCACCTTTGATAATGACCCATGCTCCTTGATAAGCACCCTTTAGTTCTGACCAAGAAATTTTATCTACCTGACGATAATCTTGATCGTGCGCTAATCGCATATCTTTGTGTAGTTTGACGATAACTTCTTTTCCGCCAGGATTGCCGGAGATAAGATCCAGCGATGTAGATGCTTCGTCTACATAACCTTCTAACAGTTGCGCAAATATTTTATAACTTTCTTGTCTCATTAGTTACACCAACTTTGTTTTGCCTCACCGTAATATTCACGAGCAAAGCCATTACGTATTAATTCGGATCGTAGACTCACACCGTTTAGTATGATATCTCCCAATACACGACCACCGAACTTATCCCATCCGTAGAGCGTAACTTGATGCTTTTGGGTTGTAGCGACAGCGTTTTTGGTAAAGGCTGTGGCGGCTTGTCCTCGTTGATCTTCTGAAGGGCATTGGGCTCTGAATCCTTTTTCTGGAGTATCGACTCCGTAGATTCTAATCGCAAGTTCTGGCTTAAGCGGTTTAGGAAGAAACGGCGCACTGATTACTACTGTGTCGCCGTCGTTCACCCTTAAAATTTGTGCATCATAAGTAACACCTTGTGGTGTTTTATCTGCCAGTGCTAATGCGGGCACTGCCAATAATAATAGTAGTAGTTTTTTCATTTATAGGATCCTAAATAACTCTGTATATTTATACGGCTTTTTCAGTATACTCAGCTTTTGTCCATCCGAGCAAATATTCAGCTTTCCAATGATTTTGTTCGAACCCTTGTAGATGATCCCACTTGTTTTTAGCGTTCCAAATACGGATAGCTGCATCTTGCCAATCAGTATGTCGAACAGTATATTCAAAACAGATCATACGATTCTTAAATGTTTCATAGTCGCAGTGATCATATTCCACGTGCAGAACTTCATAAACGGTGCCGTCTTCAGTGACAGCATCTAAAGCAAAATCAAAACCCCATTTACGTTTAGTCCTTAAAAGATAATCTGCTGAAGGGATAAGTTCTTTTAGTTCTTTTAGTTGATCGACAGCTTCTCTATCGTAATTGCAACGACATAAAAACATAGAATGATCTAGTATTAATCCGAGATCAGATTTTTCTAATTCGAACCAAGGCTCCTGCCAACAACGATGATTTAGTATAGGATAGTTAATGGGATAACCCATAGCAGAATAAAACTTCTGTTCTGCTAGATTAAGTTCAAATCCGTCTTTGTCGTAATATTTGAAGTCCTGTGTTTCTAGACCTTCTACAGGTTTTGTGCAAGAAGGATTTGACATCAGTGTTACTTGATGTCTACGAAACATTATTCTTCTTCTTGTGGCTTGGCTTGACAGTGAACACAGGCGCACTCTGAACAGTGATCGCAGGTTTCGTCTAGGCAGCTATGTCCGCAGTGTGCAGGATGTCTGCAATGATTACATAAAAATTCATTCTGTTCTGTCTTTGTCATCTATCGCTCCTCCAGTGACCCATGCTGTGCAACTACGATTGCCAGCGCATTTAAAATGTAAAAAGTTACAGTAACCTAAGTCTGCTCGGTGTATAGTAGCCATGGCATCTGTTTCTTTGCTGTCGCCTTTAATGCCTTCTTCTATACATGCCCACATCTTGTCGCTAACATCAAAGGCAGCACAATTGCCGCACTTCATAGTTTTAGCTGTTTTTTCTGTGATGCCCCAACGACGGGCAGCATCCTTCCAATATGATTCTGGCTCGTCTGGATTGGCAGGACCATAGTGATATTCGTCTATGGCTTTCTGACGATTCTTTAGGTTAACATCTATATCATAGGTAGCAATAGGACAGCCCTTGTTGGCTGCTTCTACTATGTTAATATATTTTCTGTATGTCATCTCTGTTCAATCCAAGTCATTGCAGACAGTGCCGATTTGTTAGCGTTGGGCGATGCTATGGCCAGTGTAAGAATATCGCTGACTGTGCCCAGACTGCCTCTACCTATTTGATAGACTGTGTCTTTATCTAGTCTAATACCTGTGCCTCCACCGCCAATAACGAATCCCGAATCAATATCTACTCCGCCTGTGTAACTGGTAGCTGAGATATCATATTGTGTGAATGAGTTAGCATCGGGCATGTCTACAAAGTTGGCGCCGGTCAGTGTGGCGTTGCGAACTAACTTATAAAACACTGAAGTATTATCTAAAGTGGCCGCTTGAAAGAATGTAGGCAGAACGATACCTTTTAAGGCTGTGCTTTTTAATCTGATGCTGAGTATGGGATAAAATGTATTAGCACTTGCCATAGTCCGACCAGTGATAGGACCAGTTATATTCTGTGCGATACCTAGTTTAGTTGCTGTTCCTTCTGATATAAGGCTGTTAGATCCTTGATATAGATAGTGGGTGCCTGCCACACCTGTGAGATTCTCTAGTTCTAATCTAATAGGCAAGAAAGGTGTCGAGCTCCAGGGCAGAGATGCTATGTTAGCGTGATTAAAGGTATGTATAACATGGGTGAACCCGTTAATGACCCAACCTATGATTATCTGTCCAGCACCATACCATTCATATTCAAATGATACCATTTGAGATTTTGTTGGATCGGCAGTTATTGAATCTATTCCACTTCCGTCTAACTTATCACCGTTCCATTGACTGCGAGGAACCCGAGTTTCAGTCAGAACGCCCGATGTGCTGGTGCGCACCACTACGTTATACTCGGGTAGCCCGTCGGCACCTATTACTCCAGCATCTTCAAAGTAAAATCCGTTATTTTCATCAAAAAGGCCTAATCGCCTGCGTATGCCTGTTACTGGTGTTTGTAATCTTACGGCATATGTTAGCGTAGAACTGCGTCCAGGGATATATCTCATCACATTGCGAGTTTGACGAATTACCTTAGATCCCTGTGTGCTGCCCACTGCCATATCTACCCAGTTGGTATTGGTATTCCAAGTAGCTGATCCTCCCAAGGTAGTGCTTTCATCCCAGACATCTGTTTCTTTACCGTATTGGAATGTATTAAAGAAATCAGTTTGATAATCTGATATTTTGATACGGTTCTTGCTAGTGTAGCCTGCTTGAGAATCTAGTGTTCTTAAACTGGGCTTACCTTCAGCATCATAGGTTAATGCTTTGTGTAGGTCGTAGAGATTGGGTTCGTCACTGTGGACGTAGTTTGTTGAGTTAGGATTTCGAATGCCCATTGATTATGCCCATGGGCGGCCCTGAATTAGACCCCCTACATTTGGATTATCTTCTACAGTATTATCTGCTTTATATTTTGTAGGTAGTTGTGTAATGTCTGCGGTTGTATCGGCATATCTGCCCGGTTCAATAAGATTTTGATCTGCTCTGTCTTGTCCAGCTAGAGCTAGTTTAGCTTCTTGTCTTAGTTTTTTATTTGCTAGAGTTGAAATTCCGTTAGCTGACATTTTAATTTCCTCCGTGGATTCTAAAACTGTTGCCTCGTATATCATCAACGTGCTTAGGTTTGTTTGGCCCACCACCTGCTAGAGTTGTTACTGCGTCTGGTGCAGCATATTCTTCTTTGGGAGTGTTTGAATATTCAGTAGGATCGCCTTTGTCTGCTAGGTCTACGATCTGACGGAATCTGCGAATATCGTCATTGTAAAAATCTTCGTCTTTGATTGCTGGCTTACCTTGTTTCTGCATGAAGCTGACAATATCATCATAGTGTGCCATATCCACCGGGCCGTTCTTGCTGAGTTCTATAACTCTCTGTGCAAGATCATGTATGTCTGCATCTTGTTTGATATCTTCACGAGCTAATTCTAGCAGTCTAATAAAAAGAGGAACGTCTAACTGAACTATATCCATTTGTAATCTCCGATTGAATATTTATCGGTTAAATATGTTTACTATGATCAACAAAGAACCTTTCAAACAATTAATCAAAGACCTTAAAGATTCCGGCAAATATCGTGTATTCAACGACATTGTTCGCGAGCGTGGTGAATTCCCCAAAGCTATATGGTATGGGCCCTATAACATTAAAACTATAGTTAATTGGTGCTCAAACGATTATCTAGGTATGGGGCAGAACAAAGTAGTGCTAGATGCCATGCACACAGCTCTAGACCAAACAGGGTCGGGTTCTGGCGGAACTAGAAATATAGGCGGACATAGTCATTATCATGTGGCTCTAGAACACGAACTAGCCATACTGCATAACAAAAGTCGTGCCCTGCTGTTTAGTTCAGCATATGTGGCCAACGAATGGACACTGATCAGCCTTGCTAAGATCGTGCCAAATATACAGTTTATTTCTGACAGTAAAAACCATAACAGTTTGATCGTAGGCATACAACACAGTCGAGCAGCCAAACAGATATTCGAACATAATGATCTAGAAGATCTAGAAAACAAATTAGCTCACAGTAAATTAGCAGGACATACTCCGTGTATAGTATTTGAGTCAGTGTATTCTATGGACGGTGATGTAAGTCCTATCAAGCAGATCTGCGATCTAGCAGACAAATATCAAGCTATAACTTACATCGACGAAGTTCATGCTGTGGGACTTTACGGCACACACGGTGGCGGCAAAGTTGAAGAACTAGGTTTAGAAAATAGAATCGATATCATTAACGGAACACTGGGCAAAGCATTTGGCGTCCAGGGCGGTTACATTGCTGCTGATGCAGATGTTATTGATGCCATCCGTTCAGTAGCTGCTGGATTTATCTTCACCACATCAATGAGCCCTGTGGCCTGTGCTGGTGCTCTAGCCGCAGTTAAGTATCTTAAAGATCATAATGAAATACGAGACAAGCATCAAGAACGTGCTAGAAAACTCAAGCATAGATTAAATGCCAACGGTATTCGAGTCATGGAATGTTCTACTACACACATCGTTCCTGTGCTGGTAGGCGATGCTGTTAAGTGTAAGGCAGTGTCAGATATGCTGTTAAACGAATACAACATCTATGTGCAGCCTATCAACTATCCTACAGTAGATGTGGGAACGGAGCGGTTACGTTTTGCACCTACTCCGTTTCATGATGATGGAATGATTGAAGATCTTATTTCTGCTCTGAAGGCTTCGTTTGCGTATCACCAGGTGCAAGTCTAAAACGGTCTTCAATAATATCTGTAGTTCCTACTTCAAATATCACAGTGTTGGGTTCTAGAGCTTCCACTTGATGGGGGCTCATTTCTGCAAAGTCTGCGGTCTTGCCTGCTTCTAGCTCAGCCTGTTTCAATTCGCCTGTGCCTACATCAGTCCAGGTTACACGAATCTTTCCTTCGTTGACAAACCAGCTCTTGCGTTTATCTCTATGAAACACTAGGCTAGTCTTTGCGCCCACACGCTCAAATACTAGGATCTTTCCACAGTATTTTTCGTTGTTGGCCCAGACTAATTCAAAGCCCCAGCCCTTGTCTAACTTTCCTGTTGGTTGTTGGTTCATGGTCTTTTCTCAATAATTTTATCAATTAGCCCGTATTCTAGAGCTTCTTCTGCACTCATAAATTTATCTCTATCCATATCACGTTCGAATTCTTCATAGGTCTTACCTTGGGTATTATGCTTGACATAAAGTTCTGTAAGACGTTTCTTGATGTGCATGATCTCTTTGTATGAAATCTCAATGTCAGATGCCATACCTCTTGCACCGCCCGATGGTTGGTGTATCATATGACGAGCATTGGGCAGCATAAAACGTTTGCCCTTAGCACCTGCATTGGCTAGAAACGATCCCATTGAACAGGCCTGACCCATGACATAGGTAGCCACATCACATTT